AGGAAAACAGACATGACGATTTACGCCACCAATGGTGCCAAGCTGTACATCGGCGGGGTTCTGGCAAGCAAAGCCGCTGATTTTATTCTGGGCGACTTCAGCAGTGTGACCTGGGCCGAAATTACTGAGACCGAAGGGCTTGGCTCTGTCGGCGATGCGTCCGCTGAGATCACGTTCGACGGTGTTTCCGCTAAGCGGACCCGCCGTCTGAAAGGAACGCGCAGCGCGGGCGTCATGGAAATCGTGTGTGGAATCGATTATGCCGACGAGGGGCAGGTTGCGCTTTTGGCCGCTGAGAAGGCGGCTTTCGACTATGCGTTCAAGCTGGTGCTGAATGATGCCCCGGCGGCTGGTACACCATCCGAGCGGTATTTTGTGGCCCAAGTGGGCAGCGCGGTGGAGGCGTTCGACGTAGCCAACAGCGTGATGAAACTCAACGCTTCTTTGTGGGTGAACTCCAACATCGTCAAGGTTGACGCGGCACCCGGGGGCTAAGCGAATGCTTTATCCTGTGAACGGATCGCGGCTGTTCGTGGCCAACGTGCCTGCGGGCGATCCGGGCACAGTGCCGCCGGGCGAATGGCTGGAAATAAACGAAGCCGAGGCGCTTGGTGTGATGGGCGGCACGTTCGACCTGGAGGACATGACACACGCCGAATCGCCTCTGTTTGGCGGTGTTCATGCCTATGAATTTGCAAAAGGAATGCTGAGTCAGTCGCCCATTCAGATTATTCTTGGCCACGATCTTGGCGACCCCGGACAACGTGTTCTGGTGACCGCCTTTCGATCATATGATTCGTTTCCGTTTCGGCTGGTGTTTTCTGATGGCATTACTTCGCGCCGCTGGTCTGCCTTGGTGACTGGCTTGAATGAGGTTTTCGACACCGCAAACAGCATTGTAAAGTTGCAAGTCGATCTGATGCCAGTGTCGGCTTTCGCGCGCAGTGAGGAAAAATAGATGGCTTACATCTCGGGAACCGCTTTGGAAGACCACCTGTCATTGACCGATGACATGGTGCAGGCAGACGGTTTGTTGATGGCGCAGAAATTGGTGGCGGCGCAGAGCCACATCGAGCGGCTTCTCGGCTATCGGCTTGCCGAGCGGTTTGTAGATCCCGATGAAACGCCAGGAGAGGACGAAACCCGCGCTGAATTTCCAGCCGATTTGCGCGAGGCGATTTTGCAGCTGACGGCGTGGTGGTTCGAAAACCGCGAGGCAGCCGGGCCTGCGATGCAGGAGGTGCCGTTTGGTGTGCGCGAGATCATCAATGAACATCGGGAGTTTACCTTCTGATGGCGAATAATGGCGGACTTGTGAGTTTCCAACGCCGCATGGCAGCCATTCCACGGGCTGTGCGGGCGGCTGTGAAGCCTGCGTTGATCCAGGGCGGTACTGAGATTGCCAAAACCATGGAGGCGCTGGCGCCTACGGATAAGGGTGCTCTAAAGGGCAGTATCGATGTGACCGGCCCGGGCGGAACAACGCCACCGTACTCGCAACCGGGCGGTTCCAAGGTTGTGCCAGAGAATGCGGCGGCGATCACGGTGGGCAACACCGATGTGCGCTATCCGCACCTGCAGGAGTACGGCACCACCAGGAGCGCGGCGCAGCCTTTCTTCTGGCCGGGTTTCCGCCTGGCCCGAAAGAAGGCGACGGCGCGGATCAAGCGCGTGATCGGCAAAGCGATCAGGGAGGCACGATGAGCGCGGAACTTGCAGTGCAGGTGGCCCTAAGGTCGCGTCTTGTGTCCACCCCGGCGGTTGTCGACCTTGTGCCGGCGGTGGCAATTCTTGACAGCAATCAGCGCCCTGCGCCAAGCCCCGCGATCATTCTGGGCGAAAGTCAGGTAATCGATGAAGGCACCAGTATCGCCCGAACGCGAGAGCGGGTTTATCACACCGTGCATATCTGGAAGCGCGAACCGTCCCTTGCGGGCGTCAAAGCGATCTGTGGTGCCATCCGGTCTGCGATCATGGCGGGGCGCCTTGACCTGGGCGCGGCTTATCACTGCGCCGATGCGCGGGTGTCGATGATGCGTCAGATGCGCGATGGCGATGGCGAAACATCCCATGGTGTCGTGACTGTCGATGTTCTTGTGCAGGGGGTTGTCCAATGACCGCAGGCAAGCGCAGGCACCTGATCATCGTCGAGGTGGGGGCCAACAGCCTCAACGATGTTGGAACGCCGGTTTTTACATGGTCCGAGACGGTGCGCCTGCGGGCGGAGATCGTCCAGGAGGATACGGCGGAGTTTATCAGGACCGGGGGCGCCGTGGATGAAACCGCTGTGGTGTTTCGCACGATCTGGGCAGGCGAGATCACGACCGCGCACCGGGTGCGCCATGCCGGGCGAATTTTCAACATCAAGGCGGTGGTGCCGTCCTATCGGCAATTCGGTGTCGAGCTGCGGTGCACCGCACTGAACGGGGGGAGCGGCGATGCGGGGAGTTAAACCACACATCAAGGTCGAACGGAATGCGTTGAAGGATATGCCGCCCCCGGCGTTTCTGTCCGACGACGCCAAAGCAGAATGGAGCCGGATCGTGCCCATTCTGGCCGAACGTCGAATTTTGACCGAGGCCGATTTGGGGGGCGTTGAAAACTACTGCATGGCCATGGGCCTTGCGCGCGAAATGGAGCGCGAAATTCAGAAGATCGGGGCAATCCAGAAAATCTATCAACTGGACAAGGACGGCAATTCGCGCCTGGTGCGCGTGGCCAAGAACCCCGCTGTGTCGATCCAGTCGGATGCAATGACCCGGGCGCGGCTGCTGGCCGCCGAACTGGGCTGCACCCCGGTTTCGCGGTCCCGGCCAACCATCGATGGCGACGACGATGGCGACGATCTGTTTGCCTGGAGTGGCGGGTAATGCTGCGCCCGTCCTGGATCGATCACCCCGAAGAAATCACCGACCCGCTGGAGCATGGCGAAAGAGCTGTGGCGTTCCTGCGCAAGTTGCGGCACCCAAAAAGCCGGTTGCCGGGGCGGCAATTTCAGCTTGACCATTGGCAGGAACAGGTGATCCGCCGCATTTACGGGCCGCGACATGGGGACGGTTCGCGGATCGTTCGGCGTGTCGTTCTGCTGTTGCCCCGTGGCAATCGCAAGACCTCGCTTTGCGCGGCGATCAACCTGTTGCACCTTGTCGGGCCAGAGCGTGAACCCGGGGGCCTGATCATCTCGGCAGCGTCGGCGCGCGAACAGGCGATGGAACTGTTCAACGAGGCGGCGCTGATCATCAACAACGATTCGCGTCTGGCCAAGGAATTGCAGATCCGCGAATACGTGTCGCGAATTGCGTGCAGTCGGGCGCAGACAAGATATGTCGCCATTGCCTCAGACGGGAATACCCAGCACGGCAAGACGCCGAATGTCGTGATCGCCGATGAACTTCACGCCTGGCACGGGCGCCCCGGGCAGCGCCAGTGGGAGGCGCTGGATTCCGCCCTGGTCAAGGTGCCGGGAACCCTGATGGTCATCGCGTCCACCTCGGGGCGGGGGCAGGAAAACCTGGCCTGGAAACAGGTTGAATATGCTATCCGGGTGCAAAAGGGCCAGATCGAAGATCCAGCTACCTTGCCGGTGATCTTCATGGCGGAACCCGAGGACGATTGGCAGTCTGAGGAAATCTGGCACGGTGTGAACCCGGGGCTGATCCATGGCTATCCTGACCTTGACGCCTACCGCGACAAGGCGGCGCGGGCGGTGCATTCGCCCATGGACCGCGATAGTTTTCTGCAATTCAACCTGAACCGCTGGCTTGATCAGTCTACCGCGCCGTTCGTTGACATGCACGTTTATGATCGGTGTGACCAGCTGGTGGACCTTGAGGAACTGGAAGCCCAACAGGCCCCCTGCTATCTCGGAGTCGACCTGTCCAAGAACGAAGATTTGACGGTGATCGTCGCGGCTTTTCGGGTTGGCAATGACATATGTATCGCCGCCTGGTTCTTCTGCCCCGAGGAAAACCTGCGCACGCGGGGCGAGCTGCACGGGGTGGATTACCTCACCTGGGCAGAAGATGGCTTTGTAATCCCGACGCCCGGAAACACCGTTGATTTGCGCGCGGTCGAAGATCACGTGCGCGAGCTGTGCGCGCGGTTCAATGTGCAGGAGGCGGCGTTCGATCCGACCTTTGGCCGTTCGATGATGGCGAACCTGTCCGAAGATGGAATTCCAGCGGTTGAGTTTCGCCAAGGCTGGGTGTCGATGGCCCCCGCGGTGAAAGAGCTGGAACGCGCCATTCTTTCGGGCGCCATTCGCCATGGTGGCCACCCCGTCCTGCGATGGAATTTTGAAAACGTACAGGTTGAAACCGACAAGGCCGGAAACCGAATGTTCCACAAAGGAAAATCTGGAAACAAGATCGATGGCGCAGTCGCGACGGCGATGGCGGTGGCCCGGGCGGCGGCAGGTGAAAGCCATCTGACCACATCGGCAGACTGGTTCACCGATGAAATGTTTTTGGCATAGGGGCGGGCGATGAACGACGAACAACTTGTGGTGATGCTTGAGGCCCGGGTGGCCGAATTTGAGCGGCGCATGAGGCAAGCCGAGGGGCGCGGCACCCGTACCTACGGCAACCTGCGGCGTGGGTCACGTTCGGCCACAGCGGGCATGGAACGTGACATGGTGCGATCAACGACCCGGATCAACCAGGCGCTGGCCACCACAACGGCGCGCGTGGGCGGCATGTCCAAAGCGTTCCTCGGAGGACTGGCCGGTACTGCCATCACGGCGGGCATCGCAGCGCTTACAACGGGGCTGGCGGCGACGGTGAAAGGTATTGCCGCCGTAGGCGATGAAGCGCGCCGGGCGGGCGTGAATGTGACCGCATTTCAGGAATGGCGGTTCGTGGCCGAACAAAACCGGATCGGCATCGATTCAATGACCGATGGTCTTAAGGAGCTGAACCTACGGGCTGATGAATTCATCACCACCGGATCGGGATCGGCAAGCGAGGCGTTTCAACGCCTGGGCTTCAACGCCAGCGAACTGAAAACCAAGCTGGAAAACCCCTCGGAACTCTTGCTGGAAATCATCGGGCGGCTTGGCGATCTGGATACCGCCGCGCAAATCCGGGTGTCCGATGAAATTTTTGGTGGCGCGGGCGAACGCTTTGTCGAGCTGATTGATCAGGGCGAGGCCGGTTTGCGCGCCACCATCGACCGGGCGCACGAAGTCGGCGCCGTGATGGATGAAGAAATGATCGCCAAGGCGGCGGAGTTGGACCGGCGCTTTGGCGAGGTACAGACCCGCCTGGGGGCTATTGCCAAGACGATCTCTGTCGAGGTGGCCGACGCCATGGCCGGGCTTATCGGCGCGGCGGGTGCCGTGAAAAATGCCCTTTCCGAACCGTTCGACCAGACCAGCCTTGGGCGCATGGGCGCCGAACTGCCTGCGATGATCGATGGGGCATATAGCGCGGCGCAGTCGATTGAAGCGCTGAGTTTCATCGTCAGCGAATTGGACGGCAGCAACGACGCGGCGGCGGATTCGCTGGATGAACTTGTCGATCGGTTGCGTGACCTGGCACAGCGCGCCGCAACCGGAACGATCGAGGCGGGCGATCTGCAAACCGGCCTTGTCGATGTGGGCACGGCGGCGGAAAGCGTTTTGACCAGCCTGCAAAATGTCGATGGCATCGATTTGACAGGCGCGATGGGTGCCGTGGCGGGCCTGCTGGGCGTGTTGCGCGCGGCAGCGCAGGCAGCGGCCACCCTGAGTATCACCATCCCGGGCGGTGGTGCCGTGCCAAGGGTGCCGGGCGATCAACACCCGCCGACCATGGGGACCCCGCTTGCCCCCAAAGATTCGCCCCGCCCCCGGGGCGCGCCGCCGCTGGTGGATGATTACAACCGGCCATCGGCTGGCGATGGCGGCGGCGGTGGCGGTGGTGGTGGCGCGGCGAAGGTCGGGCAATATCAGGCGATTACGGCTGCGATCAAGGAACAGACCATCGCATTGCAGCTTGAGGCGGCGGAGCTGGTGGCGGTTGCGGCGGGTGGGCAGACCATGGGCGATGCCCTGATCTACGCCAAAAAACGTGCCGAGATGTTGAATGCCGCGATGAAAGAGGGGCGCGAGATCACCCCCGAGCTGCGCGCCGAAATCGACCAGCTGGCGATAGCCTATACCAGGGCCGGACAGGACGCCGAAACCGCCGCTGACAAGCTGCAATTGATCGAAGATCAGGCCAGGCGCGGCGCGGATCGTCTGACCGATCTGTTCAGCGGCATTGCAAGCGGATCACTCAATGCCAAAGATGCGGTTATTCAGCTGCTGTTGGAATTGGCCAAGATGCAAATCGCAAAAGGGCTTCTCAGTATTGGCCAGAGCGGCGGCATTCTGGGCACCATCGTCCAGGCGTTCGGTTTTTCCAGCGGTGGTTATACTGGCGATGGTGGCAAGCTGGAACCGGCGGGCGTGGTTCACAAGGGCGAATTCGTGGTGAACGCCGCACAGGTGCGCAAGCCGGGTGTCAGGGCCAGCCTTGAGGCGATCAACAGCGGTTCAATGCCCACCGGCCAGGCAACGGGGGGTGGCGGGGTGTCATCGGCTGCGGCGCCGCAAGAGGTGAATGTCACCGTTTCGGTGGATCAAAGCGGCAACCTGAAAGCCTTTGTGCAGCGCGAATCCATGGCAACCGCCAACGCGCTGGATGAAAACCGGGCCTCTGCTTACAAGCAAGCCTTGCCCGGCTGGTTGCGCGATCATGAGCTGAGGCGCGGTTGATGGCGCGCGGATCAAGCGCCAAGCGTCAGGCGAGGCTGTGCGCGGCTCTGCAGGCGGCGCTGGACGGCGGCACCCCGCGCCCACCCCTTGGCGACTATCCACTGTGGAACGCCTTTGCCGCCTTGTCACGGCGGCGTGGTGTGGGCATGGCGGGCGCAAACCCGATCACCTATGCCGAAATTGACGCTTGGTGCAGGCTGACCCGTACACCGCTTGAGCCGCACCATCTTGAAATAATTCTCGCCCTTGACGCGGTGTGGCTGGACCACGCGGCCAAAGGCAGGGCGGTGGCGCCCGAGGGCGTGAAAACCTTGCCGCCGGTGTCAGCGCAAGGTCTTTCGCCAGCGTTGTTCGACGTGCTGATGTAGCGACCGCATTTGAATTCGCAGGTCACGCGAGGTTTTTCATTGGCCAGAAGTGACCCCGTTAGTCGGGCGTGGGTAAACTCCGACAGGGCGCGGCCTCCAAGTCTCCGGGGCGTGGCGTTCAAGAGGGCCGGGGCCGGT